AATGGCATGCCATCCTCCACGATAAAGCCAACGCCAGCCTTCATTCTTATCCTGCTGATTTCCGCACGGATATTTATGATGCGCTTCGCAATTACTGTACTCGGATTGAAGTTGTTTACTTTCCAGCCATGTATGATGAATACATCGTATGGAATGAGCACTATGGTCATTTGTACCGCACCATCAATGGATCATCTAGCTTTGTACCAGACGATTACCAATTGCGCTACTTCATCAATCAATCCGTCCTCATCCAAGAACAGATTCGTGAGCGCAATGTTATTCGTGATTTGGAGAAGTTCGCGATAAAAGAGAAGATTGTCTTTCACGATGATAGCATCATCGAAAAGATATCATTGGCGGCTCATTACGCAGGTCTGCGTGGAGGCGGATAAGCGGGCGGATAAAATTGAAAACAACGGATGGACCGATCAAAATACAACCATGTTTATCTATCAAGAACAACCTAACAGTGAACTCCTTGTGATTCAACTCGACCTCGGAGAGTATGTAATGACCTATCATCACATGGAACAAAATGGATGTGAAATCATCGCCTTTACCCAAAATCGTCTTCCTACCGACGACGAGCGTGACTATATCAACCAGTGGACCACGCAACAATACCAACAACATCGTGTCATGAACCTGTTTCGTGATTCCTTTCAAAATTGTATAAATCAAGACGAACTTCAAATCAATCATGTACTTCATTAATCGAAAACAACCATTATTTTTAGTCTAAAGTAACTATCTGGTATGAACCTCATTATGGAACCCGCACCTCCACGAACCTATCCTTATCCCTGTACACAATGTCGTGGACGATTTTTTTGTCATTGTGCAATTCTAGAGTCTGCTGGATATTGTACGACATGTAAAGTCTATCATTGCGCGTCACACGGTGATTGGAATGTTGAATATTTTTGTAAGAAATGTAAGGGATTAACGAAATGCTACTGCTATCTTACAGAGGATGAACCTTGTACAAAATGCCTTCAAGTAACATGTATTTGTCATTTACCATTGATGCCTCTTCATTTTCGCATTTGTAAAGAATGTCGACTTTTCGAATGTACATGTGAAAAACCATAAAATTTGACGAATGATTTGACTTGTTACTAAATCAAACCCATCCAATCATGTCAAACGATCACACTTCCACTCTCGTTCTCAACCTCCAGCAGCGCGTTGCTTACATGGAGAATGCCCTTGGCTTCCTGACCAATGAAGTCCAGCGACTCTCCCAAATCAATGGACCCGCCACTCAAGGATTCCAAACCGCCATCCCGCTCCAGCCCGCTCGCCGTGTCTATGCTTCGCGTCCATCGCAAGCATCGCACACATCGCAAGCTATTCGCCCTTCACATGCGTCACAACTACAGGTTTCACACGAAGATGTCCCTCCGCCCATGGCACTCTCTGAGATTCTGACCAACGGCGAGCAGGTCACGTTCGGTATCCATACCGGTCGCAATGGTTCAGGCAGTGTCACGACTTCCTTCCTTATCTCAACCTTTGACGGCACCAATTTGACGGTTAACGAATGCGACACGGTTCCTTCACTTGTCGGCCTCTCCACCTCCAAGCCTGGCGAGATTCTCTTCAAGTTCATGCACGGTCTCGTCGATGCTGGCCATCTTCAACGCAGCTTCAATGCTCTCCCGTGGCGCCTAGCTACCGTTACCCGCGATGGCCAGAAAATCACCCTTGCCCAGCTCCGACGCGATAAGCAGGATTCTCAGTAAATCAAAAAAATCACTATCTTATTTTTGATATAAAGATTTCACTTCACTTTCTAGTCAATGCGAGTTGCCTACATCATTCTTACCTGCGAAAAATACGCGAATACACGTGTCCCATGGCAACTCCAAACCATGTTTCAACATGTTCCACGAACCGATCTCTATTTTTTAGGACATACGATGGATCCGGATCGACGCCTTTTTTCTTGGGGAGCAGGTGATTCCTATGAAGAACTTCCCTCCAAGTTCATCGATTTTTTTAAGAATACCAATCTCGATTATGACTGGTATGTTCTGATCGATGATGATACCTTTGTCTTTACCGAACGCATGACCGCACTTTTAGCCACCTATCAGTCACACGACTCCTTTGCGGTAGGACAGCTCCTTGATCATATCCAAGACAGCTATTGGGGTCTCTACTTATCAGGTGGGGCAGGAACGATTATATCTCGTATGTTGTACCATCAACTATGTAGTTATGTTAGGACTGCTCCGTCACATAAGGTTTCCTGTCACTGGTGTGCGGATATTTCTCTTGGAATGTGGATCAAACAGGTCGGTGGACAACTCTTTCATCACCCTCACTTTCATGCCGATATCTACAATCCAATGAAAGATGATTTGAATAAAGCAATTACCTTTCATCACTTGAAAGAATGGAAAGACTATGAAGCGATGAATGGTGCTATAAAAATTGAAAAGATAGATGCGTAAGAAAGGAAGACAACCCCGCATCCATGTTTCCTACCCTCCACGGTCAATCAACTTCTGGCAAGGCAATGGTATGGTCCATTCGCGTCCTTTCACGCGATGATACAGGCGTCATTGAAACCACGCATGGGTACATGGGTGGCAAAATGCAAGTAAATGAAAAGGTCATTTCGACCGGCAAAAATATCGGAAAGAAAAACGAAACCACACCGTTCCAACAAGCCGAATCCGAAGCTCGTGCCGCATGGACCAAAAAGAAAGAAAGCGGATACAACGAAGTAAACGAAGTCAACGAAGAATCAGACGACGAACCCACAGGATGCTTGGCCATTCCCGCTCGCGCGTTGTCTCGTAGCAAGGGTATTGTTGTTGACGTCCCTTCTCCCATGCTTGCGCACGAATACCAGAAACGTGGCAAAGGATTTGTCTTTCCCTGCTATACCCAGCCCAAACTCGACGGAACTCGTGCGGTCGGCATGCCTGGCAAGGGTCTCTTCTCTCGTCTTCGCAAGACCTTTCCCCACATGGAACACATTCTTCGCGAACTCGCCATGCTTCCCGCTCATTTGATTCTCGACGGTGAGCTCTATACCAATGAACTCACCTTCCAAGAAATCGTCGGGCTCGTCAAAAAAGAAACTCTCAAACAAGGCGATGCCGAAAAACAACTAAAAATCAAATACCACGTATACGACATCATTGATACTACGAAAACCTACGATGAACGTCTACGTGACTTGGGCGCTCTTTGGTTGTCACATCGGTTCGAACACATCTGTTTGGTTCCCACCGAACGGTGTGCGTCCGAGACTCAAATGAAAATCCAACACAATCACTTCGTCGCCAACGGATATGAAGGTATTATGCTACGTTCTTCTACTGGTCTCTACAAACATTCGCGCTCAGCCGATTTACTCAAGTACAAAGAGTTCTTCGACGCCGAGTACGAAGTAGTTGGGTTCAAAGAAGGCGAAGGACAAGAAAAGGGATGCGTCCTCTGGATGTGTAAAACAGAAAAAGGGCAGACGTTCCACTGCCGTCCGCGAGGAACCCGTGAAGACCGCGCGGAGTTGTTTCAGAAAGGAGCTGAATATGTGGGAAAGAAACTAACGGTACGCTATCAGGAGCTCACGGATGAGGGCTTACCGCGATTTCCTGTGGGAATTGCGTTCCGCGACTACGAGTAATCAAATACAAACATCTCCATAAAGAACGGAAAACCACTTAATAGTACAATTGGTATCGTACACACATAACTCCATGTGAAATAGGTGGAATAATCGCCCGTTGTTTTTTCATAGGATATGAAACTCGCAGAGATAATCAAATGAATGATATTGATTCGTAGGATAATTTCCATGAGCGATCGTAGGATCTCAAATCGCTCATGGTTTCGATACACAATAAGAATGATTTCAAAGAACAGCATCATTACTGAAAGAAGAGTAGCAAGAGAGGGAGCAGATGCCTCTAACGATTTTGTTCCTTTTGCTTGATACTCATAGATTAGAATGGTAGTACTCGCAAGAAAGATAAAGAGTGTGGGAGCGACTGCTATGAAGTATTGGCTAACGGTTGGGCGTTGTTCAATTTGTTGAAGTGGGACTTGAACTAATTCATACATGTTTGGATTCTTTTTTTGTATTATTATGGATCAATTTTCAAAAAAATTGATGTTAACTATTTGCTACTATATTAGACAGCCATGTTCGAATTATATTCTGTATTACGCTATTATCCCATCGGCGCACCTGAAGACATTCATTACACTGCGACGATTACTGAAGGGGGAGTCTGGCAAGTCAAAGGTGCCGGCTCTCGAACGATGTTTCCTACTGTGGAAGAGTGGCTTCAATCCCTTCCTGGTTCACCTGATCCATCCATGCTCAGCGTATCCACCAAACTTGCGGAACAACACAGACGCAAAGAGGAACAAAAAATAGAAAAAGTGAAAACAGGCAAAAAGAAGTGGAATATCACCGCTCGCAATATACCAATGTGTCTTCGTTGGGCACGTCATATTTACACTATGATTCGCGAATGTGACAAGGCGTTACTAAAGCGCGAGGACATGCGCGATGCTTTCAATCATCTTGTTCAGATTCTTCTTGATCACAATACAATCATTCAAACAACTGCTCCTTATCGTCGTCGACGATATACACATGGAATTACAGTAACGAATAACAACATGTATAGTAATATTCGCGACTATGTTCATGCTGGGCCACAAATGAAGACGCACGATCAATACCTTGACACAGTTTCTACGATTTATGAAGCCTATCAACCCCTCTATGAGCTTCTTAAAGATACCGTCGTCCCCTTTATGGAGAAAAAATATAAAGAAATGTGCAACAAACGAGACTTGAAAATCTATCAACGTAAACTCGACAAGTCTATCCAACAAATGATGAAACTCAATGACCGATATGAAAAAGAATCTAGCTATCTCCGCGACATCATGGCACGCTATCAATCCTTCATCACACAACTTGAACAATAAACGTCATTCTTTCCTTATTTTTATTAGAAAAAATTGAATGTCTCTATGACTGAAATAGAACGACAGCCATGTTGTCTCCCTTCCATTCCAAATCCATCCATCAACTTCCTCCAGGTCTCTCCTCCTTTCTTGATACACGCGATCTACTTGAATTGTCATGTACTAGCAAAATAATTGGTCAGCAAATTAAAGATGACCTACAAGAGCAAAAAGCAAAACTATTTCTTAAATTGATTTATTACTTCTATTATTCTAATTATCAATTCACGGATCAACGAGGTATCTCCTTTCGTCGCCGATACGACAGCGATTATACAAAAAATATATCCCTTGTCTTCTGTTATCTTCCTGAAATCTTTCAATTCATGAATAGTCATAAAGTGACCTCCTTGGATATGGGCTGTACATCGAACTATGGCGGATATCCTGAATCTGCGTATGAACGAGTATCGTCTGATACTACACGGATTCAACAACTTGGAGAACAATTATTATCTCTTCTTTCTACGAATCAGCATCTCGAATGGTGTAATCTAGGACTCTTTGACGGCATCCTTAATTACAATGACATTGAACGTGCCGTTAAGAATCATCCTACGATAGATCGTATCTCTATGACTCCATCACGCTCTACTACCTACTATAATCAACCCCCTAAAACTCTCTGGCGAAATCGTAAAAATGGGACCTTTTACTGGAATCACTGGCGCGAAGCCCCTGAAGATGAATAATCGTCTAACTAACTAGATGTTCTTCTCTTCTCATTATGTCTTTCCTCTTGGCATTCTTGAATTGTTGAACGATGTTGACTTAATTGAACTATCCTGTACTAGTCGGCACGCTCAAAATGATACCGCGCATTTGATCGTAGCGCGAAAGAAAAGAACAATTCAACGTATTATGAACTACTTTCATACCCCTGGAGGTATTATTTTTTCATTACATCGACATTACATGGATGACTTTGAACTTCATATCAGACGATTATTTAAAATGATTCCCGAATGGTTTCAATATATTGAGGATCATGATATTGCGTACCTTGATATTAGTAATCCATTTCATACATCTTTTACACCACGCTTAATTGCGTCACGTATTCTTTCTTCTCGTGTCACTGCGACCTGTGAAGATTTCATGAATCATTTGTCTCAGAATACCACACTGAGCTACTGTAATTTAGGATTGCTACATCATTTCATTTCTCGCTATCGCGTCGAACAAGCTGTTGCTCACCATCCTACTATGAATCATGTTGAACTTCTATTATACTCCGTTGACACGAATTCCGCAACCTCTCTGTATCGAATGAGTGATGGTTCATTTACATGGAGACATTATCCTCCTCGTAATTAGAAATGACCTATACACCGTTTGTATTCTTTGGATACGAAATTCAACTCCCTTCCGAAATGGATCTCCATGAGTCTATCCCGATGTTGTATGATCTGAATGGAATGATCCGATCTCCATTTGAGATCAAATGTATTCTCTCCAGTTTTTCTCAGACCATGAATGAAGAAGAATATGCTCGTATTGTGATCGGTTTTCATCCCGAACGGATCGACGAACTGATCGATCTCTCTCGCGATCTTTCGTCTTTTATTCAAGATACTCCGTTACTCGATGGACTTGAAGTTGCGGAGGATCCTATGTTCCATTGCGGAATCGAATGGCATCCCGAGATCGAATCAGAATCCGGATCAGAATCCGAATCCGAATGCTCTTCTACATCAGACTACGATTCGTCGACCGATTCTGATATCTAAACAGTCGATTTGTTTATTTGATAGAAATGATCACCATCGACGAAACGGTCTATTTATTATCTTCTGGGCTCGTTTCTGAAATGTATGTACCTGTTTATTATCTTTCCATCGACATTGTTCAATATCTTCTACAGCATCATAACTGGCTGATACAGGCATCTGAGATGGAGGGTTGGGTCCGAGTGCGTAAGCGGATTATCTATCAAGATTAGAGATGCTCATTGTCTTCTTCTATAAAATTGCGGGAACTGTCTACCATGCCAAATACATTGGATACATGCCTGATGATTATGAGGAAGGACTTGATATTCAAGTACGCGATCTATTTTATCCCATTTTGAAGAAAGCATATTCTCTATCATCTGAAAATGATGTATGTGTAGGAATTACTTTTTATAACCGTGATGGTGTAGACTATTTTTCTGAGAATGAAAAGAACATATTTGATGTGTTATATTGTAATTGGAGCAATCAACCCGTCGAGATATTTGTAAACGGGATCGAATGGAAACATAAAGAATAATCTGTTTATGTGATAGAAATGAACATTTATTTTGCGTATACTGCGGGTTCACCCGATCTAATTTACTATGGCAAATACTTTGGCCATAATTCCACGACGGCTTTGTCTGAAGTGGACTTGTTATCTCTCATTTATCCTAGTTTATCAAGATGCTACTCCATACATGGTCTCAATCAATTTACGATTAGCATTTTATCTTGCGAATCTACCTCTGTTTTTTCTAATCTTGATCCATTCAAATATAACTTCGTGTATTATAACACTTCTCCTCTCCAAATCTACCTAAATGGAAGATTGATGGCTTGAAAATAAAATTGAAATCCAATGCCTTCAGAAACTTAAACAAAGCAACACGGCAATTATCTAGTAGAATGTCCAAATACGTTCCTCGTTTCATGAAAGCATCTGAGGTGAACGATACGCCCAAGGAGGCTCCTAAGACGGAGGTGCGCCGTTGGGGTGCAGAATTGAAACCTGTGGTCAATACGAGCCTTCCCGCAAAGCTCGCACCCGTTTTGGCACCTGTTACGTTGGCATCTGCGACTGCTGCTCCGCTTGCGCCCATCAGTATTAAACAACAAAAACACGTTGCCAATGTTACCTCGATGGAAGATTTTCCTTCTCTCGGTGGAAAGAAATTCAATGCCACTTCTGTTACCCCCAAGATGAGCTTTGCCGAGCTATCGCGCAGCTGGGCAGATAAACAAAAAGAGGACGAAGCAAAGGCAAAAGAAGAGGCGGACAAGTTACGATTCGCAGAACAACTCGAACACACGGAGCGCATGCGGCTGGAAAAAGAAGCACTCGCCCTTCGAAGGGCTGGTCTTATGTCTCTTCCTAGCCTGAACAAGAAGAAGGTGGATAGCGACGATGAGCGATATTTGGAAGAAGAGAAGAGCGCCAATTCAGACGAACCCTATTCATCGGATGACCACGTGGATGATAACTATGATGATGACGACGAAGAAGAAGAGTATGTAAACGACGGTTCGTGGAACTCACGCAAACACCGCGATGAGCTGTACTAAGAGCTTTTAGAAAAAGCTCACAAAAATAAATGGCTTTTAGAAAAAGGTACGTTATTTTTATTAAAATTTGATTTATGTTATCATTATAACATAAATTAACTATGGATTACTTTCCTATCTTCTTCTTACTCGCGGTCGCCATTATTACTATGAACAATCTATTCATCTTCAAGTTAGACTATCGTGCTCCTACCCATAATCATACCAATCTCATTCGTGTCCCGCACGGAGTTTATCGTATTCCTCATAAAGGCAGACGTTGCCACGATGATTGTGTTCTTGTTGAATTTAATGGATTCCCTTAATAAAACCGACAACCTATATTTTTGCGAGCTTTTTTATAAAAAGCTCCTTACATTTTGTAAAAGTTCATCGCCGCCTGATCGATCATTTCCAGTTGCTGTTTTAATCGATCCTCCTTCGATGGCTCCTTTACCTTCTTTTGGCGTAAACCCGTTACTGTTGCGGGTAATAACTTGTTCGGAAGAGGAAGAGTTAACACTTCACGAAAAAACGACTCTGCTTGACTCACCATTCGTTCCAGTTTTGTAACATCGGGTACCAAACTCGGCGCAGCAGGTACTTTCCATTTAGGAACCTCCGTTAGCAACTGAATCATCATGCCAATTGTATCCATTTTACGTTTTTGCGTATTTCTGGGATCAGGGGTGCGATAAATGTCCAATAATGCCTGGAACTCTTCGTGCATTCGTACCATCGCCTTCTCCGCAAATTCCTTATACACTTCTGCTAGAATCATAATGATATAATACCCAACGGATGTCCTTTGTGGTCCTTTTAAATGAGGTGGTCCACGCTCAATGGTTGTTAACCCTGAATTGTATTTCTTACGTATAATTGCGTCCTCTTCCATCAACCATCGTACCCAGAATAATGCGCGTTCTGTCGCCCCCTCGGTAATCGCAAACACCATCTCGTTTCCCGCATGTAACATCGGCTCCAAATCACCATTACGTTGCCATACTTTTCGTACCGCCGCTTTATCCGTTGTTCGAAGAACCGAACGCAACCAATTCTCGTTTTCATGTGTCGCAGGCGGAATCGATGGAATCTTTGTCTTTGTTTTCTTTGGACAACTTTGAAGAAGCAACGCTATTTCTGCCGTTTGCTGCTGAACCTCTGGTGAGCGACAAAAAGCGTCAAACGCTAATTTAGCTGATTTGTCTTTCACTTCTTTGAATTTACGTAACAAATAGTGGAAAATTCGTGGAGATGCCATGCCAATGTGATCATACGCATACTCCCAACAGAGCTTCTCCCACAAGAGAAGCCCACCGGATGTGATCATGTCCGCCGTAAAATGAAGGAGCTTTCCTGAAGCAATCGAACCCGCATCTCCGAGATTTTGAATAAATGCCCGTGCTAAATCTTTTAATAGATAACCACGTCTCGATGTGATTTCTTGCTCTCTTTCTTCATCGTAGTCCATAGTGCTCGCTCGCCTTTAGATATTGCGTTGAATTAAAGGAATCACTCTGTTACACAGTAGTAGAATGTCCAGCACGAGCATTTACGTTTTACAGTTAGAGCATGGTAAATATTATGTAGGAGAGGCAGTTGACCCACAAAAAGCATTACAAGAGCATCGTGAAGGACTCGGTCCGCAGTGGACACAGATTCATAAACCTGTTCGCATTCAAAAGATCAACATGTTTAAACAGGCTGATGAGTTGGATTTTTATGTGAAATTGGCAATGCGTGAACATGGTATTGAAAATGTTCGCGGAGGATCCTGGGAAAGTATGCGATTGAACGATTCCGATCGCCACGCACTTCATAATGATAATAGTGCGGCGTGCGTGATTGCTTAGACATACTTCTTCGAAACACGTCGGGTACCATTCGCACGCGGAATCAAGCCTTTTGCCTTTAACGAAGATCGCATCGTAAATCCGATCGATTTCCCCTTTTTCCATAACAATAAATACTTCTTATCACGCTTTGTGGCACGATATCCACCACGATTACAACCGCAACCTCCTTTCTTTGCCTTACTCTTTGTTACTCGTCGACGGGTGCGACGATTTCCACCCGTTTGCGGGGCACATAGCTGAGGACCACACGTCATTCTATGATATGGTAATTTTAAAAATTAACCTATCATATATTTTTAGTTATTCTTACCAATTCACTTGGATTACATTAATGTAGAATTGGCGAAGTGATAACGCAGAGTTCGAAATTGCGCGAACGGAGTACGTGAATGTTCCTACGCCTGGCGTATCCACAAACGTAATCGAGTTTCCAAGTGCCGTTCCTGATGTTGAACATGAACCCGCTATCAAATAGGTGTTCGCCGAACTGAGTAGTAAGTCTGTTGTCGAGAAGAGTGTATTATTCGCCAAGTTGGTTGTATTTGAAGTAGTTGGTGCGGTATTTCCAACCGTACGACCAAGTGTGGAAAGGAGATAATCCGCACCACCTGATACGTTACGTGCTTGCATGCTCGCCATAATCATGAACTTCGCAGTAGATGATGTTGAATTGATAACAACCGTATTTGAAATAAACAAGGCTGCGTTGGAGGTCAGACCAATGATATTTGGACCGACCCCTGCTACAAACTGATTCCGCGTTGGTCCCGTTGGACCCGCCAAACCAGTTGCTTCTTGTATACCTGTAAGACCTGTCTCACCCGTTTGTCCTT